CTAAAGCTCAACAAGGTTTATTTTGGGCTCGTTGTAACAAATGTTCAGATAAGAAATGTAAGTGGTGTAAAATGGCAAAAGAGTTTTCTGACTCAACGTCAAAAAAACAATATAAAAATATGCCAGAAAAAAAACACCCTGAAAAAACTGTCAAAAGCAAAAAGAAAGAAACAAAAGAACAGTTTGAAAAATTTCTGGAAAAAAAAATATCAGAAATGGTAGATAATAATATCTCACCAAAAATGACTAAAAAAGATATTATTGAGACAGTAAAAAAAAAATCTAAAAAAATGAAGTCTATGATAATTCGTAGACCAAAAAAAGTTACTATGTTTTCTGCTGAGGCACCAATGGAACTACCTATAGGTAAAATGTTTTCTATTGGTAAAAAATAGACTTTACAACAAAATCCCTGAATTGATATTTATGTAATATGGGATTAACTAAAGAACAAGTCTTAATTGAATATGCTAGATGTATGAGTGATACTCCATACGCTCTAAGAACATATTTACAAACATACGATAACACAGTATCCAAATACGTTCCTTTGGAACTATTTCCTGATCAAGTATCATTGTTAGATGACTACGAAAAATTTGAAGAAAACATTGCGTTAAAGTATCGTCAGGCCGGAGTATCAACAGTAACCGCAGCTTGGATATCTAAACGATTGGTATTTGCTAAAAAAACTCAACCTGAAAAAATTCTAATTATTGCCAACAAACTTGATACGTCAATGGAAATGGCAAATAAGATTAGAGCCTTTGTTGATCAATGGCCAAATTGGGTGGGAGCTGGATTCTCAAACGATAAAAATTCACAAAGACATTATAAATTAAATAACGGATCTGAGGTTAAAGCGGTGGCAACATCAAAAGATGCCCTTCGTGGATTTACCCCAACAATTCTTGTATTTGATGAAGCGGCGTTTATCGAAGCCGATAGTGATTTCTGGGCGGCTTGTATGGCATCCTTATCCACAGGGGGTAAGGTAATTGTGGTTTCTACACCAAACGGATATGACCCAATTTATTATGAAATATATGACCAATCATTGAAAGGAATGAATAACTTCAAAATTTCTGAGATGTATTGGTATAGAGATCCGAGATATACCAAGGATCTTTATTTGGTACCAACCGATGATATTGTTCATTATCTTTTAAATCGTGAAGATTTTGATGAATCAAAAAATATTTCTTGGGCTCATACTGATCCATTTAATAGGGATTATGATGAAATGAAACATTTTTTTAGTCAAGGATACAAACCTTGTTCTTCTTGGTATGAAAAAATGGTTAAAAAACTTAAATACGATAAACGTAAAATTAACCAAGAGTTAAATTGTGAATTTTTAGGTTCGGGAGATAACGTATTTGATAACAAACAATTAGAGTTTATTAAAGAAAACACAATACAAGAACCACCTTCAAAACTTATGGGTAATTCCTTATGGATTTGGAAAGAACCAATTGAAGGTCACAAGTACATTATGGGTGTCGATGTTTCTCGAGGTGATAGTGAAGACTTTTCATCCATTCAAATAATTGATTTTGACGAAAGAGAACAAGTCTTAGAATATGTAGGAAAAATTCCACCTGATACTTTGGCGGAAGTAGCATATAAGTGGGGTATGATGTATAATGCGTTTGTTGTTGTCGATATCACCGGTGGTATGGGTATAACAACAGTTAGAAAAATGCAAGAGTTGGGTTATAAAAGTTTATATATTGATGGAGTTGATTCTATGAATATATGGGCGGTGAACAAAACTTCGGCTGATAAGATACCAGGTATTAACTTTAACAATAAAAGAGTTCAGATTATTGCGGCATTTGAGGAAAGCGTAAGACATAAATTTGGTATTAGAAGTGTTCGTTTGTATAACGAGATGAACACATTTGTCTACATAAACGGTAGACCTGACCACCAAAAAGGTCAACACGATGACCTTATTATGGGTATATCAATGGCGTTATATGTTGGAGAATCCTCATTTTCAAAATTAGAAAGAGCTACTGAACACACAAAAAATATGATTGAGTCTTGGGCTGTCGTAAATAATGATGCGGTTGCCAAAGAGGCACATTTTGATCCTGTAATACCCAATCAGAATGTACTTAGAGATAGAATGGGATTACATAATAATGGTCCATCAAGAGACGACTATCAAACATATGGTTGGTTATTTGGTGGTTTAATGAAATAAAATTATGGGATTAGATTTTAGAGCAAAAACAGGTAGAATTGCAAATGGATCAAGATTGGTTGTTTCAGGTGAAGTGACAACAGGACAAAAAGTATTTCCTGTGACTTTTAAAAAAACAAACCCTTATGATTTAACGCCTACACAAAAAGAAGCGTTACAATCTTTGAGTGGATCGACGACTAACTAACTATTGAAATATTTATATCTATAGTTAAACTTTTAATATGGAAAATAACAATAAAAATCTAACGGTTTGGCAAAGGTTAGCGACGACTTTTGGACCTGATTCTACATTAGGTCAAGGTCAACCTGATTACAAGTTAGATAAAAAAGAAATTTTAAAAACTCAAGATAAAGCTGAATATGAAAAAGCAAAACTTCAAAATCAGCAATCTCTTTATTTAAGTGGCAATTGGGCTAAAGTAGAAAATAATTTATATACTCAAGCCGTATATTACGAACCAACAAGATTAGCCGCATTCTATGACTATGAATCTATGGAATATACCCCTGAGATATCAACTGCTTTAGATATCTATGCTGAGGAATCAACAACACCCGATCAAAACGGTTATGTTTTACAGGTTTATTCAGAATCTAAAAGGATAAAGAGTATATTAGTTGATTTATTTATTAATACTTTAGATATAAACACCAACTTACCTATGTGGATTAGAAACATGTGTAAGTATGGTGATAATTTTGTTTATTTAAAATTGGACCCTGAAAAAGGAGTTACAGGATGTTTACAACTACCTAATATTGAAATTGAAAGATTAGAAAGAGGAGTTGACTCAAGAACATATCAAGCAACAATGAATTTAAACAGAAAGGCACTTAAGTTTTCGTGGAAATCAAGAGACACAGAATTTAATACTTGGGAGGTCGCTCACTTTAGATTATTGGGTGATGATAGAAAACTACCTTATGGAACATCGATGTTAGAAAAAGCTCGTCGTATTTGGAAACAGTTGGTATTGGCAGAAGATGCGATGTTAATTTATAGAACATCAAGAGCACCTGAAAGAAGAGTATTTAAAGTTTACGTTGGTAACATGGATGACAAAGACGTAGAACCATACGTACAAAGAGTTGCAAACAAATTTAAAAGAGATCAAGTTGTTGATAGAAAAACAGGAAATGTGGATTTACGATTTAACCAAATGGCGGTAGATCAAGATTACTTTATTCCTGTACGTGATCCGGCACAACAAAGTCCGATTGAAACTTTACAGGGAGCACAAAACTTATCTGAAATTGCAGATATTGAATATATCCAAAAGAAATTAGTTACAGCACTTCGTATTCCTAAAGCTTATTTAGGATTTGAGGAACCTGTAGGTGATGGTAAAAACTTATCATTATTAGATATTCGTTTTGCAAGAACAATCAATAGAATTCAAAAATCTGCAATTGCAGAAATGAACAAAATTGCAATCATCCACTTATTCCTTATGGGATTTGAGGATGAGTTGTCAAATTTTACTTTACAACTTACAAACCCATCAAAACAAGCCGACTTGTTAATGATTGATGTTTGGAAAGAAAAAGTAACACTATACAAAGATATGGTTAGTGAAATTCCAAAATCAATCCAACCTGTTTCAGCTACTTGGGCGAAGAAACATATCTTTGGTTTCTCAGATGAAGAAATCAAACTTGAGTTACAACAAATTAGAATGGAGAGAGCGGTTTCTACTGAACTTGATAATACCGCAACAATTATCACAAAAACAGGTATTTTTGATACTGTAGATAGACTTTATAAACCTGTAACAGGTGGAACAATGACACCTACAGCACCTGCAGCACCAGGGGCTGAGGGAGCAGCACCAGGAGCCGAAGCGGCACCTGCAGAAGCAGCACCTGCAGAAGCGGCACCAACGGTTCCTGAAAGTATTAGAAAAGAAAAAAATAAACTAATATTAGAATCTAAAGATGATGATTTCGATGAAGATGAGTTTTTAGATTTTAAAAAAATGAACGGATCATTAGGTCTTATTGAAGATGAATTAAATAAACTTCTTGGTGATTAATATTTATTTACATGAGTAAATTTAAAAATCTTACTGAAAAAAATATGAAGTTTCTTCTTAAGAGGATTCGTGAAGATATCTATAATTTCGGTTCAACAAGAGATTTAATTTCAGCTGTTAATCAAAAATGAGTACGATGAAGAAACAACAGATACTGAATATGACGAAATAAACAAATTAAGTTGATATTTATTAGAAAAAACAAAAATGTTCGGAGAATTAAAATCAAAAATAGAAACACATTTAACTGAATCCTATAAAAAAGGTACTCTAAAGGATAACTTATTCGTATTTGAAGAGTTAGTTTTAAAAAACAAAAATATATCAAAAATATTTTTCTTGTACGACGAATTATCAAGTAATAAAGGTCTTCAAGAGAGTACTGCAAATGAATTCATAAATGAATCAATCACAGCATACGAAAACTTATTTAATAAAGTTTCACCTTTCAGTGTAAAAGAACTTAAAATGTGGATTGGTCATGTTCAGTGTGAAAATACATACAAAGAAATTGACAATCTATTCTCAACAAATGTTTTAACTTTAGAAAACAAAATTAAAAGTAAGAAAGTTATTTTAGAAAATTTAAAAACTAAAGAAAAAGAAAAAAAAGAGATAATTAATGTACCTTTAAAATCTATGGTGAATGTTGCAAACAAAACTGTTGAGAAATACATTCAGTCACTTTCTGAATCTGAAAGAAAAGAATTAAAGAAATTGTTATCTACCCCAAAAGAAACTTTGATTGAAAACTATAATAAATTGAAGTTAGATGTTTTTGAGAAATTAAACTCGCAAAAAGATAGCTCAGACGAAGAAACGTCAAAGACTATAGATCAAGTTTTAAACAAATTGCAAAACGAATCGTTTAACGAATTGAATTACTATAAGTTAGGGAAACTAAACGAGGGACTTTAATTTTTGAATATAGGAAGCCTTAATGATTTGGGCTCTTTTCTTAACTGAAGGTTTTACAAACTCTTTCCTCTCAAACAAAGCTGAGTTTTGTTTGGTTCTAATAACTTTTCCTTTCAGGTCTTTTAGGGCCTTCTCAATGTTTCCTTTTTTTACTTCTACTAATAACATAAAATTTTTGGTTGTTGATATAAATATAAATATTTGTTAGATTTAATCAAAAATAAACATTCAGAGCATGAAAAAATTCTATGAAAAAAGGAAAAACCACAAAATTAAGTGGATATCGAACATTCAAAGCCCAATATGGGACTATTGATTCTCAAAACTTAAAGTCAATTTACATCAACATCCAAACATGGGTAGAACCTAAAGAAGAAGTGGAAAATTGGAACAGAGTTGTTTTAAATATGACAAGATCAGTTAAACACTGTGTGTTAGAAAATATAAACAAAGATACATTTGACACAAAATTTATTGTAGATTTAGACCTCAGAACAAGCGGACTACAATTAAAAAAGAAATCCTTCATGAATTTAGAAATAAATTTATTTGTATTAGAACCAATGGATTTCAAATCACCAAAATTAAAAAAATCAGTTAAAAATTTAATCAAAGAAGTTTACAGTGATGTTTTTAGTAAAAACAGATACTTCAAATGTTTTCTTACAAAAAACGGAAATCAAAAACTTGTTAAGAAAGAAACTGAAACTGTTTAGTATTTATAAATAAAATATTAAATGAGCGATTTAAAAATATTAGGACCAAGAGATTCAGGAAAAGGGATTCTTGTTGAGTATGACGCAGGATATATAGACCCAAATGAAAGAAGAAACTTATCTATGATTAGAGAGAACAGAGATATGTTAGACCATTCAAAACCATTTGAGTTTTATGCGGTATTACAAAAATACAATACCCCAAATAGAAACGGGAGAGTTTACCCTGAAAAGATTCTCAAAAGAGAAGCTGACAATTATAAAAAGATGATTCAAAAAGGAACCGCTCTTTCTGAGTTAAATCACCCTGAATCATCTCTAATAGATTTAGATCGAGTATCCCACGCCATTACCGATATATGGTGGGAAGGTCCTGTGTTATTAGGTAAATTAAAATTACTTACAAGTCCTGGTTTTCACGAAAGAGGTATTGTATCAACAAAAGGGGATTTAGCGGCTAACTATCTTCGTCAAGGTGTAACATTAGGTATATCTTCTCGTGGTGTTGGGTCTCTTAAAAAAGTTGGTGAACAAAACGAAGTACAGGATGATTTTGAATTAATTTGTTTTGACTTAGTATCATCTCCATCCACGCCAGGAGCATATCTTTTCAGAGATAAAGACGAAAGAATGAATTACGAAGAGAATTTAGATGAGGAGAAAAAAATGCAAGCCGAAAGACATATTGGTGAAACAGGATCAAAATCACTTGACTTAATGAATAGATTGTCCGATTATTTGAATAAATAATTAATTATGGACGAAAAATATTTTGTAGCAAAAATCACCACTGATATGGTTGATGAGAACACAGGTAAGATTAAAAAGCTGAGAGAAGAAAAATTGGTTCGTGGGTACTCACCTACTGATGTTGAAGCTAAAGTTACCAAGGTTTACGAAAATTATTCTATGGATTGGAGAATCACCGCAATCGTCGAATCAAAAATTGATGAGGTTATAGAAGGTTAATAGTAACAAGAATTTAAAGGAATGGGAGTTGACAAAAATGTCTTCTCCCATTTTTTTTTGTCTGAAATACCCAAGAAATAAATTTTTTTTAAAATCTATGATATTTATTTGATAATAAATGAAAAATACAAATATGGCAAATAACCAAAATGTAGTAGAGGATGCTCTTTACCAAATTAGAAATTTGGAAGAGACCTTACAAGAAAATGCAAAAGGAATACTTCAATCGACGATGAGTGAAGAAATCAAACAATTAGTAAAAGAATCTCTTAAAGAATCAAAAAAAGATGAGGAGATTGATGAGCAAGATGAACCCGTAACAGGTGGAGAGGCTGAAATGGACACAGAAACTGAAATGGAAGATGAAGAAATGGACGATGATATGGAGGCTGATGCTGAAATGGAAATGGACACTGAAGATTCTGATATGGAAGGTGAAGACGAAATGGAAGATGTGGACATGGAAGGAGACGAAATGGAAGATGAAGAAACTATCGATATGACAGGAGCTTCTGACGCTGAAGTCTTAAGAGTTTTTAAAGCTATGGGTGATAATGATGGAATCGTTGTGAAAAAAGAAGGTGAGAATACAGTTCATCTTACAGACGGTGATAACGAATACATGATCCAATTGGGTGAATCTGAAGAAGATATGAATGAAACAATTTACGAAATAGAAATGGACGGATCCGACGACATGATGGAAATGGAAGATGACATGATGGAAATGGATGATGACATGATGGAATACGACATGATGGACTCTGACGAACTTGACGAATGGTCTTGGGGTGGTGCTGCAACAGGTGCTATCAAAGGCGGTTTAGGTCTTGAAGAAGAAGATGACATGATGGAAATGGATGATGACATGATGGAAATGGATGATGACATGATGGAAATGGAAGCTGAGTTTGACATGGAAGGTATCATGGAATCAATTAAAAAATCTGTTAAACCAAAAGGTGTTGGAATTGGAAAAGGTCCAAAATTTAGCTATGACAAAAAACCTAACATGGGCGGAGGGTTCAATGAAAAAAGAAAAGAAGCTTTTGGAAAAGGAACTAAGGCTATGGGTACAGGTAAAGCTAAATTTGAATATAAAGAAGAAAAAGAGTGGGGTGGTAACAAAGGTGACTACAAGAGAAGTAAAGGTCACAAAGTAGGTGATAAAGATGGTCACTATAAAGACTATGAAAAGAGAGAAACTAAAGAAGCTGTGAGAACTAATAGTTATCCTAGAGCTAACAAAGTTGGCAACAGAAAAGGTTCTGACCAAAATGTGAATAGAAAAGAAATTAGACAAAGACCTAACACAAGAGTTAACGAAGAAGTTCAATTATTGAAAAATAAAAATGATGAGTACAAAAAAGCACTTGACGTTTTTAGAACTAAATTGAATGAAGTTGCTGTGTTTAACTCTAATTTGGCATACGCTACTCGTTTGTTCACTGAACATTCAACTACTAAACAAGAAAAAGTTAACATCTTAAGAAGATTTGATAATGTTGAATCTTTAAAAGAATCAAAAAATCTGTACAGAGTTATTAAAAATGAGTTAAACTCAACTGGCTCTTCATCAGAACAAAAATTAACTGAGTCAATTGAAAGAACTGTAAATAGAACTGTTGAAACAGGATCAGCAGTGAATTTGATTGAATCAAAAACTTATGAAAATCCTCAATTCTTGAGAATGAAGGATTTAATGGGAAAAATAAAATAAACATAAACTAAAAATAAAAAACCTAAAAAAATGGGAGCATTATTAGAATCAGGTCTTGTAGGTAACATCGGGTTGAAACACCTTAAAGTTATCAAAGAAGACACAATTAACAAGTGGGACAAATTAGGCTTTTTGGATGGTCTAAAAGGTCACTTAAAAGAAAACGTTGCACAATTATACGAAAACCAAGCATCTTACTTGATCAACGAAGCAACTTCTGACGGCCAATCAAACGGAGCGTTCGAAACAGTTGTTTTCCCAATCGTAAGAAGAGTTTTCTCTAAATTGTTAGCTAACGATATCGTATCAGTACAAGCTATGAACTTACCTATCGGTAAATTGTTCTACTTCGTACCAAGAATCCAAGGATATGCAAACGCATCTTCTGAGTATGCTAACTTATATCCTAACTCAACACCTTCTAACAGTACCGCTGGTGGTGACCACTACGCACCTATTGGATCTCCTGAAGCGGTAGCAAACAGTCAAAACAATCCTAACCAAGGATACCCTGATAACGACTTCTATTACAAGAAAGATCTTTATGATTTATTCTATGAAGGTAACGAAGCGTCTTTAGATCCTCCAGGATTATTTGACTACTCTAAAGGTAAGTGGACTGCAGTTACAGCTACAACAACAATCCAAGCGTGGACAGGTTCTTCGTTGGTTGACGCAGCTATCGGTGCTGGACAATTGATTCCAGCAGGTAACTACAGAAAAGTTATTGTTAGACTTTGTGGATTCGCAAGTGCAGGAGCAGGTAAATTGATCGGTCCTGATGGTAACGAAATGGATACTGAATCATTCCTTTCTGACCTTAGAATCTATGCTGCTAACGGGTTCTCAGCTAACACAACTTCACCTTGTAGTGTAACAACAACTACTTTCAATGGATCTACAGTATATGCACCTCTATTATTTAGAGTTGTAACTCAAATCTACGGTAAAGGTATTGTTAAATACGGAACAAACAAAGCTACTGAATTTAGAAACGCAGGTGATAACAACACTGAAATATACACACCACCAACAGGTAACGGAGGTAATTACAATGATATTTGTGATGCTAACGGTTGTATTTGGTTAGAAGTTGACCTTTCTTGTCCTGTATGTGCTGACTGTGACGCTACATCATTAGATGGTTACACAGGAACTACAATTGCATCAGGTGGATCTGCTACTTCATTCACTGCATGGTATAGAAGATATGCTAACCTTGAGTTCGAAGATCAAATTGGTGAGGTTTCTTTTGACCTTGAGTCAGTAACTGTATCTGTTACAGAAAGAAAACTAAGAGCACAATGGTCTCCTGAATTAGCTCAAGACGTTGCAGCATTCCATAACATCGACGCTGAGGCTGAGTTAACAGCATTGTTATCTGAGCAAGTAGCAGCTGAGATTGACCGTGAAATCTTACGTGACTTACGTAAAGGTGCGGCATGGCAATTACGTTGGGATTACAACGGATGGAGAAGAATCAACAACCAAGTATCTTACACTCAAAAAGACTGGAACCAAACATTGATTACAGCAATCAACCAATTGTCAGCACAAATCCACAAATCTACTTTGAGAGGTGGTGCTAACTGGATCGTTGTTTCATCTGAGGTTTCTGCTATCTTTGACGATTTAGAATACTTCCACGTATCTAACGCGGCTCCTGAGCAAGATCAATACAACATGGGTATTGAAAGAGTTGGTACATTATCAGGTAGATACCAAGTTTACCGTGATCCTTACTTCCCACCAAACCAAGTTTTGATTGGACACAAAGGAACATCATTGTTAGACACAGGTTACATCTACGCTCCGTATGTACCTCTACAATTGACACCTACAATGTACAACCCATTCAACTTTACACCTATCAAAGGTATTATGACACGTTACGCTAAGAAAATGGTTAACAACCGTTTCTACGGACGTATCACAGTTGATGGAGTTAGAACATTCGACTTGAGAGAATTGAGATAATCAATTAAAACCGAATAAGAAAAAGGTCAGAGAAATCTGACCTTTTTTTATTTTATTAAAGTTCGAATTGATTTAGATATCACTTCAGATTCACCAATTGTAAACACACCTTTGGCATGTGCGGATTTAACAGACTCAATTAAATAATAAAGAGCGTGTTCTTTATCCATTGTACTTAATATAAGTTCTAAATGGTCTTCACTTAACAAGTTAATAGACCCAAATAAATTACCATAGATTTTGTTTTCTTCTTCCATAATTAAAAAGTTAGATATTTATAATTATAATATAATGGATAGATTAAATCAAATAATTAAAAGAGTTATTAAAGAGGCCACTTCACAAAGAGGAGGTTCCGCAGGTGCATACGTTACACCGGTACAACCAGGATTTAGACCTTTTAGTAAAGATAGTTTAGCACCATTTAACATATCTGTTTCTAAATATGATAACCCATTAGTCCAATACGATAGTTTAGATCATAAAATGGATTTAAGAAAAGACCAAATTGCAAAATTAGAAAAAGAAGCAAATGATATAACTAATTTTATGAGAAAACATCCTGATTTAGCAACAGGAGATGATGACGGTGGTGTTATAAACCAATATATGTATAATCATAAAACACCTAAAGGGGATAGCCCAATGAGACCTTTCACAAAAAAAGTAAAATTTAATGAGTGGGTTGATTTATCTTATGATAATTTATTATCGGAAATTAGTTCCACTGTTACAGCAGGATTATATAATGCACCATTAGAAATTGGTAAATTAGAGTGGAAAAAAAATGAATTAGATCCATTTACTGAAAAGGTTATGACAGACTTTAATAAAAAATCATTAAAGAATACCTTGAAAAATAATATTAAAAGAAACGTTGGTGTTTGGGAAAAAAATAAAGATGGTTCATATAAAAGAGATATTGACTACCCCGAGACAATCAATGAAGATTTAGCTGTTTGGTTTGGTAAAAAGAAGAAACCTAAGGGATCTTCTCAACCAAAAGGACCTTGGGTGAACATTTGTCGTAAAGTAGACGGAAAACACCCTCCCTGTGGACGACACGACACTTCTAAAGGTTCATACCCAAAATGTCGTGCCGCAGGAGTTGCTGGTAAGATGTCAGATTCGGCTAAAAGATCTGCTTGTCAACAAAAGAGAGCTGCTGAAAAAAAAGACACTCAAACTGGTAAAGGTCAAAAACCTATTATGACTTCTTACAAACCTAAAAAATAACTATTGTTCAGATATTTTATTATAAACTTTAACTAAAGAGTTTTTAATATTTGATTTTACTTCAGCCTCAGTAAGGTTTCTTCTTTTTTCAGTTTCAGTGTCATATAAATAAGTAACACGCTCAAAATCTCTACTACTCATTTTGACATCATAATGAAATACATGATTAGTAATCTCAACTCTACCAAAATCAATAAGAACAAAAAGACCTAATTCTTCATTTATAATGTACCTCTTACTAGACATTGGTGCAATCATGAAATCAGATTTTTTATGTGATATCATTTTCACAACAATCTTGAATGCGGTTTTTTCATAAGGTTCTATTTCTTCATGAGTTGGCATAGATTTTCTCATTCTTCTCGCCATTTTGACCTTAAATCTTTTGTAGAGTCTTTTAAAAAAGTTTTTCATAGTTAGTTTTTGTTTTTCTAACTACAAATATATAAAAAAATATTGATTAACAAAAAGGAAGTTAAAAAAATTTAACAATATGCTCCTGAGCATCTCTTTTTACCGTCCAATCCAGGTTTGGTTCCTTTACATACCTGAACTGCGTATCCGTTGGCGTACGCCGAAGGGTAAACGTCAAACTTAGCTTTAGCTGCAGCTTTTCCTCTTGCACAAAGCTTTGTTCCTGTTTTTTTTCTACCTTCCATCATAACATTATCTTTCATCTCAGCATCAAATTCAGAATTTGTTTCATTCATTAAAAAATCAAAAACTTGGTCTAAATTGTTTTTTGCTTCTGCGATATGATCTTGAGCCCAATCATGACCTTGATCTAATATTTCTTCAATCGTATTATGATCCATTTCTAAAAGTAGATCACATTGTCTTTTCATTTGTTCTAAATTTGAAAAGAACATATACCTTGAAGATTCTTTTTCTTGTCTAGAAGGTTTGTCACCTATATTTTCTTGGATAACTTTTCTGATAATCTTATCTAAACTATTCATAACTAAGAGTATAATCCGTTCATTCCTCCTAACTCAACCGCATTTGCCTGAACAACGACCTGTCCATTTAAACCTGTCCAAATAGGATGAGGAGTCGATACCGAATTTACGGTTGATCCTGTCCCACAAGGACAACATATAACACAAGCTTCATATGGTGTTCCTGCAGTTATAAAAGTTGTGATAGTTTGTAAACAAGGTCCACAACCACTATATTGTGTCATTGCGGAAAAATTTGGTGTTCCTTGTGATGCTTGTACAACTG